CTCAAGCAGTACCTCGGGCAGTATTACAGTGCAAAAATGAAAAAGAAGCAGTTGGAAACCAGACTGCGTAATTTCAGAGCAAACATGGGTGGAATCCGTGGCATGGATTACTCACCAGTGCCAAGAAGCCAAACCAACAAGGTTGGCGATGGTGCAGCGAGTGAAGTCATAAGAGCAATGGAAATCGAGGAACGCATCAGACAGCAGCAGGCACAGATGAATGTGGCAATGCTCAATGTAATGAAGTTAATGGATTACCTGCCAGTCGATTCCACGGAGCGACTCATACTGGAATACAGACATATCGACTGCTTGGGATGGAAGCAGGTAGCAAAGGAAACAAACTACTCCAGGCAGTCCTGCATAAATTATTACAACGCAGGCATCGATAAACTTCTGACCTTTAAAAAAGTACAGAAAATCATCGCTGATTTTTCAAAGAGCAAGGAGGGCGAAAGCCTATGAAATTGCTTGACAATTGGCTAGGGGGGGGTAGAATTGTCTTGCAATTTAAGGGATTCTAAGGATTGCAAATAAGCCATGGAGGAGGGCGATGCCCGATGAATCACGAAGCATATTTCGACACCCACTACGAACAGATGGTGCGATGGAAACACGCAGTCATCGGAGATTATGTTCAAGAATGCAAGGTCTCAAAATTTCCATTTTTTCATGGAAAAATAATCGTAAACAATGGAAACAAAACAAAGGTAACACTTGAAAAATGCGAGTGCGGGGATTTTAAGAAAAGAAGAAAACCATGCACACATATGATGGCACTGGCGATAAAGGCAGGCATATATGACGAAATCAAAGATGTGGCAACGGAGAAAATTCGGAATTTGAGCGACCGAGCGTACGAAGCATTTTCGTTTTATTTATATTATGGCTACTACGAGAAAAGCCATAAGGCAGAAAAATGGCCGCAGAAAATCTTCCGAGAAATTCAAGAGCAAGGCTTAATAGAATATGAAAAGCCAGAATTCAAATACTCGCAATTTACGCAAGAGAATATAATAGCAGTGATATATGCGACATATTCGGACCCGAGAAGCAAGAAGTAAACCCCACCCCTATATAGGGCAGTGTAACAGCACCCCTATGTAGGGGCATTTTTATACCCCACCCCCATATAAGGCCGCCAAATTAAGCCGGGAATTTTAGGGGCAGAAAAGCAGGGGCACACAGCACCCACGCACACACAGAGAGCAAGGACACAGGGCACACCCACCACACCACGCACACAGGGGCACACAGAAGAACAACAAAGACTGTACACAATTGTACGTTTATATGTGCTATGATGATAGCGTGGGGCACAAGGGCAAGGGGTCTACCCATCAGCCTGCGTGCTTCACTTGCTCCCCTTAGAGAGGACACACCCAAGGGCACAGACCAAGGGCAGTGTCCTCTTTTTGATGCAACGAGGGAGCAGGGCAAGCCGTAGGTACTACCCCAGTCAAAATTCGATGAGGGGCGAGGAAGGCCCGGCTTTTACCCCGATAAAATTAAAAATAAATTTACCATTTCGTTACGCAAGGACGGGAAAGGAGGCAGAAATGGAACAGAATCTGAGAACTGAAAAGCGAAAACTGGGAGCATTAATCGCTGCGGATTACAACCCACGAAAAGCACTGACCCCGGACGATGCAGAGTACCAGAAGATAAAGAACAGCATCATCGAATTCGGATACGTTGACCCAATCATCATAAACGAAGATGGCACAATCATTGGCGGCCATCAGAGATGCACGGTACTCAAAGACCTCGGATACACAGAGGTGGATGTGGTCGTGGTTTCCCTCGACAAGCAGAGAGAGAAAGCATTAAACATCGCCCTCAACAAAATCACTGGCGAATGGGATGAGGTAAAATTAAAAGACCTCCTCCTTGATTTAGACCTTGGCGACTTCGATATATCGCTGACAGGTTTCGAGCAGGATGACCTTTCGGAACTGGTGGACAAACTGGCAATCGAGCCGGAAGCACAGGACGATGACTTCAACGAGGACGAAGCACTGGCAGAGGTTGCGGATCCTGTCACGAAAAGGGGCGACATCTGGGTACTGGGTAGACACAGGCTCATGTGTGGCGACAGCACATCGCAGGATGACATGGCAACTCTGATGCAGGGAGAGATGGCAGACCTTATCATCACAGACCCGCCATACAATGTAAACTATGGCGACAAAGCAGAGATGCTCGATGAGTACCTGCCGAGCAAAGGTCACCGAAATACGAACCACATCAAAAACGACAACATGGACAACGTAAGTTTTTACGAATTCATGCTTGCAACATACCAGAGTGCATACGAATACATGAGAGCCGGAGCAGCAATCTATGTATTCCACGCAGAGAGCACAGGTCACATATTCAGACAGGCATTCCTCGATGCGGGATTGAAACTGGCACAGTGTCTGATATGGGAAAAGAACTCATTCGTACTCGGCAGACAGGACTACCAGTGGCGACACGAGCCATGCTTGTACGGTTGGAAAGAGGGAGCAGCACATTACTTCATCAACGACCGAACACAGGACACGGTACTCCTGGAAGATGACATAGACCTCGATGCAATGAAGAAAAGCGACCTCGTGGCATATATCAAACAGCTACGAGAAGCATACCGAGATAAAACCAGTGTCATATACGAAAACAAACCAACAAGGAACGATATCCACCCTACCATGAAACCAATCGCCCTCGTTGGAAAATTTATGACCAACTCCAGTAAGTCCGGGTGGAACGTGCTCGACTTATTCGGAGGAAGTGGCAGCACCCTCATGGCCGCAGAGCAACTCGGTAGAACAGCATTCCTCATGGAATTAGATGAAAAATTCTGTGACGTAATCGTAAAGAGGTGGGAAGATTACACAGGAATGAAAGCCGAAAGAATACCTTGCGATGAGGTAGCATTGTAGGATGGCAGAGGAAAAACAGACCTACTACCGAGTAGAGGTCATAGCATCACTATTCGGAGTCAGCGTGCGAAGGGTGCAGCAGTTGACACAGGAGGGCATCATATCGACAACCAAGACGACCGAGGGAAACCGATATGACCTAGCACCAACCATTCAGAAATACATAAAGTATCTGTCGGACAAAGCCTACGGTAAGAGCAGGAACGAAAAAGAAATGGAACTGCGGGAGCAGAAACTGCAGGCAGAAATCGCCCTCAAGGAATCGCAGGGAGAAATGCACCGACTCAAGACAGAGATAGCATCGGGTAAGTACATCGACATTGAAGAAGTGAAGATGGACTATAGCCGATTTTTTGTTGCGTTCAAGAAATTCGCACTGTCACTTCCAAGCAGGCTCTCCGGCAGAATCAGCAGCCGATTAGACCCGATGGAAGTAAGGGCAATCGAGAAAGAACTCAACGAGGAAATCATTCATTTACTGGACAACTTCGTGGTGGCAGGAGTAACTCCAGAAGAAAAGAAGAAACGTGGCAAGAAATCCGTTTCGTAGATATGAGGTCGCACCTTACCAACAGGAGGCACTGCAATACCTAAAGCCACCAGAGAACATGACGGTATCGCAGTGGGCAGACAAATACAGAATATTGGATGCCAAGACCTCGGCAATGCCGGGACCATGGCGAACAGACCAGACACCATACCTCAAAGGAATCATGGACGAATTCAACAACTACGAAACAGAGGAAATCGTCTATGTCAAACCAACACAGGTAGGTGGAACGGAGTGCCTCCAGAACATGGTAGGCTACATCATACAGCAGGACCCTGCACCAACGATGATAGTCTATCCGACAGAACAGCTTGCAAAGTCCATTTCGGAAAACAGGCTGCAGCCGATGTTCAAGGCAACCCCGGAACTGCGAAAGAAGTTTGATGAGAACTCGCAGTTGTTGGAATTACAGTTCGATGGAATGTACCTCACACTGGCAGGCTCAAACTCACCGTCAAGCCTTGCGAGTAAGGCTATCCGTTTTTTGTTTTTGGATGAGGTAGATAAGTATCCGGGAGCAAGCCGAAAGGAAGCAGACCCGATAAGCCTTGCAAGAGAGCGAACCAAGACATTCCACAACAGCAAGATATTCATCACCAGTACCCCGACATTGAAAAGCGGGCACATCTGGAAAGAAAAAGAAGATGCCGACATTGAAAAGCATTACTTCGTGCCATGCCCACACTGCGGGGAATATATCGAACTGAAATGGTCGCAAGTCACATTCCCGAGTGAGGAAGGAATGAGTGCTGCGGATCGTGCAGAGTTTGCCAATTACATCTGCCAGGAATGTGGGTGCATCATCACAGACCAGGACAAACCCGATATGCTCCGATACGGAGAGTGGAGAATCGTGAAGCAGAACACGAAGTTCGTCCGCAAGGTTGCGTTCTGGATGAACACCTTATACAGTCCATTCGTTCGTTTTTCAGAAGTTGTGAAAGAATTTCTGACAAGCAAGGACGACCCGGAGAAGTTGCAGAACTTCGTCAACTCATGGCTCGCAGAACCATGGGAAGATACGAAGCTGAAAACCAATGCAGACCTCGTGATGGAAAGACAGACCGAGGTGGAAGAATTCATGGTGCCGGAATGGGCGAAACTCCTCACAGCAGGAGTGGACGTGCAGGAGAACTGCTTATACTGGAGCATCCGTGCGTGGGGCAACTACCTCACAAGCCAGAACATAGCACACGGACAGGCTTATTCATTCCAAGAGATAGCCAGAATCATGAACCTCGAATATCGGATGCCGGACGAAACACCGATAGTCGTGGCACTGGCACTGATTGACTCTGGTAACGAAGCCGACAGTGTATACGACTTCTGTGCAGACAATTCAGACTGGGCACTGCCGAGCAAGGGTTCATCAAACCCGATGCTCTCCCATTACAAACTGTCAAAAATCAATAAGGCAGAAAGCAAGGCATACGGAATGAACCTTGTACTGGTCGATACTGGCAAGTACAAAGACATGATAGCCGGACGAATGAGAAAGAAGAACGGTAGCGGATCATGGATGGTTTACGCAGGATGCGACAGGGAATATGCAGAGCAGGTAACTGCCGAGCATAAAGTGAACGTGCGAGCCAACAATGGCAAGGTCAAGCAGGAATGGGTGCAAAAGACATCGCACGCAGATAACCACTACCTCGACTGCGAGGTATACGCAATGGCAGCGGCAGACGTACTCGGAGTAAGAACACTGCATCTGAATGAACTGGAAGAACAGCCAAAGAAACAGGAGAAGCAGGAACAGCACTACGCACCCGAGGAAAACTGGATAAGCCAGAACGAAGGAAGTTGGATATAGGAGGTAAATCATGGCAGCAGAGAACAACTTCACAGCACAAGAAATGCTGACAGAAGTAAATAATGCGATTTACGCAGTCCTCGTTGGCGGCCAGTCCTACAAAATAGGAACAAGGCAACTGACAAGGGCAGATTTGAGCCTGCTCTACAACATGAAGAACGACCTCATGGCACAAGTGGCAGCACAGGGAGCGACCAGTCTACTGGACGACACCTACGTGGCTGTATTTGATGGGAGGTAGGAAACATGAACTGGTTAGACGGAATCATCGGATTTATATCCCCGGAATGGGGAGCACGCAGAGAAGCATGGCGACAGAGCCTAGAGGAAATGCGTAACTACGATGCCGGAGATTACAGCAGGGGCAACGCAAACTGGAGAGTGCTGAACCAATCAGCAGAATTCACGGACCGGTACAGCAGGGATAATGTAAGAGCGAGGGCGAGGGATTTGGAGCGAAACTCCGACATGATGAACTCGGTCATCGGAGCATACACCCGAAACGTAATCGGTGGCGGGTACACCCTCCAGGCAAAGACAACGAGCGACACATTAAATGCCACCATTGAAAAGGCATGGAAGAAATGGTGCAAAAAGCAGAATTGTGACGTAACCGGGGTGCAGTCCTTCAATCAGATTATGAGGATGTGCATCAAGAGAAAGAAAATAGATGGTGGAATCATCATCGTAAAGAGATACACCAAGGACGGATACCTACCGTTCAAAATTCAGACATTCGAGGTAGACGAACTGGATGGCTCGCAGATGACACCAAAGCACAAAGGAAACAAAGTGGTCGGTGGCATTGAAATGAACGAGTACAACAAGCCAGTCGGATACTGGATAAGGCAGTACAGCCCAGAAGGAATGGCAATCTTGAATCCAATCTACTTGGATGCCAAGGATGTCATTTTTTTATACACAAAACACCGTCCATCGCAGGTGCGTGAAATGTCAGACATGAGTCCGACCATTACACGAATCCGAGATGCAAACGAATTCATGGTGGCAGTATCCGTCAAGGAAAGAATCGCCGCCTGCCTATCGGTATTCATCAAGAAGCAACTGCCGACAACTGGTATCGGACGAACTGGCGGCCCAATCGGACCACAGCAGGACTACCAGGGCAAGACAATCGCTCCCGGCATGATTAAGGAGCTGAACGCAGGCGATGAAATCCAAGTCGTAAATCCGACAGGACAGGCAACGGATGCAACAGCATACATCGAACTGCAACAGCGACTGGTGGCAGCAGGGCAGGGTGTCAGCTACGAAGCAACGAGCAGGGATATGTCAAAGAGCAACTACTCATCCACCAGACAGGGCATCATCGAGGACGACATGACATACGCAGAAGAAAAAGAACTTCTGATGGAAGTCATGGACGAAATATACGAAACCTTTGTCATTTCCTTATGGCTCGCAGGAGAAATCGAAGCAAAGGACTTCTGGGAAAACAAGGACAAATACTTCGAGCATTCGTGGATAATCGCACCTAAAAAGTGGATTGATCCGCAGAAGGAAGCAAATGCAAATAAGATAGCACTCCAGACCGGGCAGAAAACATTCAAACAGATTGCGGCCGAACAGGGTCGTGACTGGAAACAGCACATCGATGAGATTGTAGAAGTTTTGGAATATGCCAAGGAAAAAGGGGTGGACTTAGGAGGTGTGATTTTTGACCAGACAAAAGCAGAACTCTACGAGGATGAGGATGACGAAACCAACCTCACTGACGAGGGCACAGGAAACCAAGCCGGAACAGAAGAAGGGGAAGGCGATGGCGAATCAGAAACAGGCAAAGTCGATGACGAGGGAACTGATAGCGAATAGCATCAGAGCCATGGAAGGCGAGGGGAACGAGCGAAAGTTCATCCTTTCATTTTCCTCGGAAGAACCATACGAAAGATGGTGGGGAACAGAAGTCCTCGACCATTCGGACGGAGCAGTCGACCTCACCCGAATCAATGAAATCGGGTGTATGTTATTCAACCACAACCGTGACAAGGTCATCGGTAAAATCAATCGTGCATGGATTGAGAATATGCGTGGTATGGCAGAGGTGGAGTTTGACGAAGATGCAGACTCCGAACTCATCTATCAGAAAGTCGCAAGCGGCACCTTAAAGGGAGTGTCAGTCGGCTATCAGATAGACTCATGGGAGGAAGTAATGCCAAACAAACAGTCAGCAGATGGCAGGTTCACAGGACCAGTAGACATCGCAAGAAAGTGGACACCTTACGAGATATCAATCGTGAGCGTGCCTGCGGACCCAACGGTCGGTGTCGGCAGGGAACTGGAAGATGAAACCGGGCAGGGAACGCAGAGCCGCACTCTCGACTGGTACGCAAGGCAACTTCAAATAAATCAAAACATCATTCAAGGAGGTAACTAGTAATGAACAAGAAACAGCAGCGACAGCAGAAGATGCTCCGTCAGCAGGAAATTGTTAATGCAGCGAGAAACGCAGGCAGAGATTTGACTGCAGATGAGCAGACAGAGTTCGACTCCCTCCAGAGGGAAATCGAAAGACTGAACGGAGAGATTGATGCAGAAGAAAGACAGGCACAGGCAAATGCCAACCCTGCAAATGCTCCTCCGGCAGCAAACCCACAGGGCGAAGCAGACACACAGAGAGCCGTAACAGAGGAAAGAGAGAGAATCAGAAGCATCACTTCCCTTTGTCGTGAATTCGGTATGGAAGCTGATACCTACATTCAAAATGGCAGCACCTTGGAAGCAGTAAGAGCAGCAGTGCTCGACCACGTAAGAGCAAACGGAGCACCAGTTGGTGCAAGAGGTGTCGTAGACAGCGTGGTAAGTGCAGAGGACAAATTCAGAGCCGCAGCAGCAGATGCCATCGTAATGAGAAGTGGTATGCAGCTTGAAAATCCTGCAGAGGGTGCAAGACAGATGATGGGAATGTCCCTCCGTGACTTAGCCATCGAATGCTTGGCATCTGAAGGACACACAGGTCTCAACAGAAGAAGTTCTGACGAATTGTACGGAATGTTACAGCGTCAGTTCTACAACCCAACAGCAGCATTCCCTGCAATCTTAGACAATGCCATCAACAAGGCATACGTTGAGGGTCACAAGACTGTAGCAGTCACATTCGACCAGTGGACAAAGAAGGGCAGCCTTAAGGACTTCAAGACCCACGACAACAACTACTTAGCAGGACCGGTTGGAGAGTTCCTCGAAGTGCCGGAAGGTGGCGAATTGAAACATGACGTATTCAAGGATGAGAAACTGCCAACCAGAAAGTTAAAAACTTATGGCCGCCAGTTCACTCTCACCAGACAGGCATTCATCAACGATGACATCGACCTCATCACAAGAATTCCTGCCAAGTACGCAGCAAGTGCAAGAAAGACCATCAACAAGCAGTGCTACCAGATTTTAGTGAACAATCCGGCAACATACGATGGCACACCTTTATTCAGTTCTGCTCATGCAAACTTACTGGCTAAAGGCACAGGCATCACCAAGGAAGCAGTGCAGGGCATGATTTTAGCATTGCAGAACCAGAAAGACCAGTTCGGAGAAGCCTGCATCATCCGTCCGGCAATCATCATCGTACCAAGCGGCTATATGTTTGATATGTACACCCTCTTCTACAGTCCTACTATCAACACCGAGGGCAACACACAGGCAGTGAACCCTCTCTACAGATATAAGGACAGCATCACCGTAATCGAGGACCCTACAATCAACGCACTTTGTGGCGGCTTCGGAAACGTAATGCCTTGGTGGTTATTAGGAGCAAAAGACGACACAGACTTCATGGAAGTAGACTACTTGAACGGACAGGAAGTACCTACTATCAGAAGAATGGAAACACCGGGAACACTCGGATTTGTATGGGATATTTATCTCGACTGGGGCATCAGCGTCATGGATTATCGTGGTGCTATTAAGAACCCTGGTATCGAAGTTAAAAACCCTATCGAATTAGCATAATGAGAGGAGGACACTCAGATGAGTAAGGCAGCATACTGGCAGAGAGGGGAATCCCTCGACTACACAAACAAGACCGACACTGCAATCGAAGCGAACACTGTCATCGCACTCGCAGAAAGAATCGGTATTGCAGGAACAACCATCAACCCAGGCGAAAAGGGCGACCTTCACGTGAGTGGTGTCTTTGAGTTTGAAAAGACAAGTGCCAATGAAATCGCAATGGGCACTTCCGTATACTTTGACGGAACTGGCATCACAGAAGCAGCAGATGGCAACACTCCTGCAGGCTTTGCAGCAGACGATGCAGCAGCAGGGGCAACCGTAATCCTCGTAAAAATCGGATAAGGGGTGGTGGAGATGAAACTGATAGCGACATACCCAATCCTCTATCAGTCCACCCAGTATAAAGTTGGACAGAGCCTCCCAACAAACAACCCGGAAATGGTGCAGGCATGGCTTGATGCAAAAACAGCAGTATGGCAGGCAGATGGGGAAACCCAGAAGCCTGCCAAGGCGAAACCTGCGACAGCAGAAGCAGGACTGGTAGGACAGTCTCCGAACGGAGAAACTGCCGAGAATGTGGTAGGCAAAGTGCCTAAGACACCAACCCGAAACAAGGGAGGCAAAAAGAATGGTTAAGAAATCATTCAAAGACGTTCTGAAGGATGACGTAAACAACACCTTCATGAATCTGGATGAATTCGCAGACACCCATATCGTAGACGGAAAAGAAATCCCGGTAATCATCGATGAGAATGAAATCATCGAGAGGGAAAAGAAAATGAAGTCGAACATGGACGGTGTCTACGTGAAGCAGAAACTAATGTATGTCAAGGCTGACGACTTCGGAGCACTCCCGGCAATCGGCAGGGCAATCATGCTTGATGGCAAGCGATACCTCGTAATCGATGCCGTAGACGAACAGGGAGTATACTCCATCACGATGGAAAGCAACAGGACGAAGTAATGGGATTACAAAGCGGACTAATTGAATTCGAGGTAGACCGTACCCAGTTGGAGCGGATCGAACTGAAACTGAAAAACTGCAGGGATAAAGCACCACTGGCACTGAAGAACGCAGTCAATGCGACAGCCAGGGATGCAAAGAAAGACCTTGCCAACAAAGCAAAGGAAACCTATGCAGTGAAGTCACCGAGATTTAAAAAGGCAATCGCCCAGAAGAATGCGACCAAGTCGAAACCGACTGCAATACTTAAAATCACAGGCAAGGTAAACGAACTGGCAGACTTTAAATACAAGGAAAACGAGGGTGCGAACGCAGCCAGAGGTAAGGTATTGAAGTCGGGTGGTTTAAAAACTTTGCAGAAGGGCGACTTAAAGGCATTTATTACAAAGTTCGGTAGCGGCCACGTTTCAGTTGTTCAAAGAAAGACATCAGCAAGACTTCCAGTGAAGAAACTACTGAGTCCGTCCATACCAACCATGATAGGCAACGAAGCCAAGGTCTATGGAGTAGTGAAGCCAAACATCCAGAAGAATCTGCAGAAGAACATCCAGAAGCAGATAGACAAAATACTGGGAGGCAAATAAATGACAGCGACAATGCTACAAGAGGAAATAGTCAAAGAACTGGAAACCATATTCCGTGGCGACCTTTTCAAGAACAGCCTTGGGGAATACGTGAAATTAAACGTATACGAGCAGCAACTTCCAATCAAAGAGGATGAGGACTCACCCGACCCGATGCCATATATCATAGTGAGATTAGAAACAGGGTCCACGAAGTCCGGCACAGATCCGCAGGAAGTGCTCGTGACATTGCTGTTCGGATACTTTGACGACAGTCCAGAGAATAATGGACACAAGGGAGTCCTCGGAATGATACAGAAAGTACATGAGAGGTTCGAGAAACAGCCAATGCTCGCAAATCAATTCATGTTCCAAGACCCATTCGACTGGGCACTGCAGGATGAGGAATCATTCCCATACTTCTTCGGAGCAGCGAGCATGACATTTAAAACAGCAGCCATAAGGAAGGAGGACAAGTTCGCATGAGCAAGAAAACCGTAAACAAACAGGAAACCGTTGTATATGTCGGACCGACAATTCCGGGAGTAGCGAGCCATAACACGGTATTCAATAACGGACTGCCACAGGGAATGCAGGATGCAATCGCAAAAGAACCTGCATTCAAAAACCTTTTAGTGCCAGTATCGGCACTGGCGGCAGCAACAGGCGACATCGCAAACAAGCGTGGAGCAACCTATGTCTTTTATGAAAAGGCATTGAACTATAAAGCATAAGGAGGAAAAAACGATGGCTTACAATCATGGAGTAAGGGTGCAGGAACAGGAAACAAGTATCGTAGCACCTATTACAGGAACAGCCGGACTGCAGGTCGTAATCGGAACAGCACCAGTCAACCTCGCTGCGGATCCATACGCAGTGACGAACGTGCCGATTATTGCCTACAGCTACAAGGAAGCAGCACAGCAGCTTGGCTACAGTGACGACTTCAAGAAGTACACACTCTGCCAGAGCGTAGATGCAAGCTTCCGAGTATTGAACGTAGCACCGATTATTTTAATCAACGTGCTCGACCCTAAGAAGCACAAGAAAGCGAACGAGGAAACCAAGGTAGCAGTAGAATCCATGCAGGCAACCGTGGAAATCACTGGAATCCTTGCAGACACCGTGGAAGTCAAGAGTGGCGAAACAGTGCTCGAAAAAGACACTGACTACATCACATCATTCGACAATGACGGTTTCCTGCTCATTTCCTTGGTAGCAGGTGGTGCAGGAGCAGCAGCCGCAGAACTTACCGTAAACAGCACAAGCATCGACCCGACAGCAGTGGAAGCAACCGACATCATCGGTGGCTACGATGCAGCAACGGACAAGGAAACAGGCTTGGAACTCATTCGCCACATTTACCCTAAATTCAGCATGACACCTGGTCTGCTTTTAGCACCGGGTTGGAGTCACATCCCAGAAGTAGGTGTCGTACTCGGAGCAAAATGCGAGGAAATCAATGGTGTATTTACCTGCGAATGCATCCTCGACATCGACTGCACAGCAGACGGAGCAACCAAGTACACTGACTGCAACGAATGGAAGAATAAGAACGGATACACCAACAAACACGCAGCCTTAATGTGGCCGCAGGTTAAAATCGGTTCTAAGCAGTACGCATATTCTGCTATTTTCGGAGCACTCACAGCATACACCGATGCAAGCAACGATGACGTGCCGAACCTCTCCCCATCCAATAAACTTATTGGAATCACAGGAATGGTACTGGACGATGGAACAGAGGTAACCCTCGACCAGACACAGGCGAACCTCTTAAACGGACAGGGTATCATAACCGCAATTAACATGAACGGTTGGAGAACATGGGGCAACAACACAGCGTGCTACCCTGCGAACACCGACCCGAAAGACAGATGGTTCTGCTGCCGTAGATTTTTCTCATGGTGGGCAAACTCCTTCATTCTGACTTACTTCCAGAAGGTGGACGACCCAGGCAACTACAGATTGATTGAATCAATCGTGGACAGCGAGAACATCAGAGGAAACTCCTATGTATCACAGGGCAAATGTGCAGGTGCAAGAATTGAATTCAGCGAGGAAGAAAACCCGGTAACGGACATCCTCAATGGCAAAATCCAGTTCCACCAGTACCTCGCACCTTATGTTCCGGCAGAGGATATCCTCAATACGTTGGAATTTGACCCGGATATGTTATCCGCAGCACTTAGTGGAGGTGAATAAGAATGGCAGCAGCAGCACTTGGAATTCCAGGAGTAATCAATAACTTCAACCTTTACAACAACGGAACTGCCCTCGTAGGTTTGACAGGGGAAATCACCCTCCCGGACTTCGAGGGAATGACTGAAACCTTAAACGGTCCCGGCATTCTCGGAGAAATCGAGGAAGTGATCATTGGACATTTTTCAAGCATGGAATTGGAAATCCCATTCCGAATCCTTGATGAGGATGCATTCAGATTAATGTCCCCTGCACAGGTCTTAGACCTTACACTCAGAGCGAGCGAGCAGTACACCGTCAAGAGCACTGGCAACATCGACTACAAGGGCATGAGAGTGGTTGTCCGTGGTCGCCAGAAGAAACTCACAGGCGGCACCGTGAAACAGGGTGGAGCAATGGATGCAGCCGTAACAGTGGAAATCACATACATCATGATTGAACTGGACGGAAAGAAACGCATCGAATTAGATAAGCTGAACAATGTCTACAAAGTAAACGATGTGGACTTATTGGCGAAAATCAGAAAGCAGTGCTAACAGGCACAGACAGGAGGAGCAAACATGAGCGATACAAAAAAGACAGCAGCAACAGAGGTAGCACCAGACGTTGTGGTACTTGATGAGAACGGAGATGTAATCGAAGGACAGTACGTGGTGGTATTTAACAAGCCTTACACATTCGAGGGAACTACCTACACCAAGGTAGACCTTAGTGGACTGGACAACTTGACAGCAGCAGACATGATTGCAGCAAACAAGGTTCTGGACAGAACAGGCTCGTTCACATTCCTGCCGGAAATGTCCCTCGAATATGCCTGCATCATCGCAGGCAAGGCGGCAAACTTACCTGTTGAATTCTTCAAGGGATTACACCCAAGAGAAGCAGTCAAGGTAAAGAACAGAGTGACCGCTTTTTTCTACGGAACGGACTAAGTCCACAAAACGGTAGCGACCTCCGAAAGCTGGCAATCCAATTATCAATGACACTACGAACAGGGATAGATTTTTTTCTATCCCTGTCCGTTTTTGAGTTGAGGGAGATAGCCGAGGAGGTGGCAGAGATTGGCAAGCAGCAGCAAAGAGCAGGAACTAGCCATAAAAATAGCAGGTAAGGTCGAGAACTCATTCAAGCAGGCACTTGGACAGAGCGAATCCGGACTGGAAAAACTGGCTAGTGCAGCCAAGAAAGCAGCCGCAGTAGCAGCCGCAGCATTCGCCGCAATCAAAATCGGAGATTTCATAGGAGATGCAGTCAGCGAATATTCAGAGTTTGAGCAATCCATGGCTAACACAGCAGCGATTGCAGGTGCAACAGCCGAGGAATACGAAAGACTCTCGGAAGCGGCCCGAGCCGCCGGAAAAGCAACCACATTCACAGCATCAGAGGCAGCCGATGCACTCGGGTACATGGCACTCGCCGGATGGGATGTGGAAGCAAGTACCAAAGCACTGACTCCTGTTCTGAAGCTTGCAGAAGCCACGCAAGCAGACCTGGCAACCACCAGTGACCAAGTCACGGACTCCATGAGTGCAATGGGTGTCGGAATTGACGAACTCCAGAATTACTTGGATGTAATCGTCATGACCAACAACAAGGCAAATACAACAGCCTCCGACTTAATGGACGCATTCATCGGTTGTGGTGGTGCGGCAAGGGCAGCAGGACTTGACTACAGCGAAACAGCAACAGCACTCGGCATACTGGCGAACAACGGTATCAAGGGAAGTGAAGCAGGTACAGCATTAAACTCCATGCTTGTACGAATGACCACGAAAGACGTGGCAGCAAACGCATTCAAAGAACTTGGTGTCGCCATTTACGACAGTTCCGGGGAAATGAGAAATATGCAGGACATCCTCGTAGACCTTAATAAGTCCATGGATGGAATGACTGCAGAACAAAAGAATAACTACATGGCGGCCATCGCAGGCACAAACTACTACTCACAGTTCGGATACCTACTGGACGGAGTAAAAGAGGGAGTGGACGGTTCAGCATCAGCATGGGATAGTTTGACAGAATCACTGGAAAACTCCGAGGGTGCATTAGACCAGATGGATGCCACGGTAACAAGCACATTGCAGGGAGCGATTGCACGATTCCAAAGTGCAGTCAGTGACCTCAAAATATCACTGGTAGAGAACTTCGGACCATACGCAACAGAAGTCATAGACGGAGTTGCAGAAGCACTGCCAAGGATAACAGAAAACTTCATGGACATGGTCAATAGCCTGCCGATAGACACATTCATGTCGGGAGTCGGACAAATGGTAACAGGGGTCATGGACTTCTTAGCCATGGTAACAGGCGGCGAAAGCATCGTGGATGCATTCAGCATCATGCTCGCAGAGGACTTCGGTGTGGAAATGCCGGGGGCAGTACAAAAAACACTGGAAATCTTCCAAGATTTCTGGGATAAACTGCAGGGAGTTGCATCGTTCCTCCAAGGAACAGTGATAACGACCTTCCAGAACGTGAAAGACAAGATAGCAGAGAATCAGCCTGCAATCGACAGCGTAATTACGGTAGCGAACAACCTAAAGGACCGGCTCTTTGAAGCATTCGAGTACGCAAAGCCGACAATCACATTCCTTTCAGAAACAGCAATCCCGGCAATCGTGGATGCACTCTTACTGGTAGTCGGTGGAGCAGCAGACGTGCTGAACGCATTCGTGGAATGGGAGGGATTTTTACCAACCGTAACCACACTGGCGGCAGCAATCGCAGGATTTAAACTGTACAAAACCGTGACCGAGATAACCAAGGTCACAAAAGCAATGGCATTATTGCAGGCGGCAAAAATCAAGGACAAGGCAGAAACCTTATACCTTAATGCACTCTACGCAAAGGATGCCATCGTGAAAGCAGCGAGCACAGCAGCAACGTGGGCACAGACAGCAGCGACAACTGCATGGAACGTGGTCTGCGGGGCAGCGACAGCAGTCACTACGGCACTGGGTGCAGCCTTTACATTCTTAACCAGTCCAATCGGTCTGGTGGTATTAGCGATTGGAGCAGTCATCGCAATCGGTGTCCTGCTCTACAAAAACTGGGATACCATCAAGGAAAAGGCAGCACAACTCGGAGCATGGGTCAGCGAAAAGTTCGGTGCGTTGAAAGAAGCCGTAGGCGAAAAAGTCGAAGCCATGAAGCAGGCAGTGTCCGAAAAGTGGAATGCGATAAAGCAATCTGCTTCGGAAACATGGAACAACGTGAAGGATACAGCCGGAACAGTTCTGCAGGCAGCGAAGGACACAGTCAGTCAGAAACTCGGCAACATGAAGGCGGCCTACGAACAGCACGGTGGTGGAATCAAGGGAGTAGCAGCCGCAGCGATGGAAGGTGTCAAAGGCTACTACACAGCCGGATACACATTCATCGACAATTTAACAGGTGGAAAACTGACAGCGATAAAGGACAAAATCGGCACAAAGATGGCAGAAGCGAGAGCCAAGGTATCAGAAGTGCTAGAGAGCATCAAGTCGGCATTCAGCGAAAAACTGGAATCGGCAAAGAGTATCGTGTCCGGGGCAATCGAAAAAATCAAGGGATTTTTCAACTTCTCTTGGTCATTGCCAAAGCTGAAACTTCCACACTTCTCAATCAGCGGATCATTCAGCCTTAACCCACCGAGCGTACCGTCATTCGGAATCGAATGGTACAAAGACGGTGGTATCATGATGAACCCAACAGCGTTCGGAATGAACCCTGCCACAGGAAATGCAATGGTCGGTGGAGAAGCAGGAGCAGAAGCAATCGTGCCACTCTCCCAGTTGTGGGATAAGATGAGAAACATCATCAAGGGCATAATGTCAGAAGGAAACCGAGGTGGAGCAGTCGGAAACGTACTGTCAACACTGGCAGACAGACTCAGTGCCATGGCACAGGGTGCAAGCCAGACTTCATTCGGAGCACTGGCAAGCAGACTCATGGGCGGTCAGCCAGAGCCACAGCTTGCACCTGCAGGTGGAATGCCACCAATCCACTATGCACCAGTTTATAACTTTAACGGTGGCACACCTACCAAGGAGGACTTGGTAGAAGCAGAAAGAATGTCACAGGCAGAATTCAATGAAATGATGGAGCAGTGGCAGAAGGATAACGACAGGAAAAGGTTCTAAGGGAGGTAGACAGGATGGAACAATACACGACAGTGCAGGGCGACACATGGGATATCATCGCCAAGAAAGTCTACGGAAATGAAAAGTACGCAGGCTACCTCATGGAAAACAACAGATTACTGTTGGAGTACATGATATTCCCCGGTGGAATCACACTGGACATCCCAGAACTGACTGAGGAAACAGACCCAGACCTGCCAATATGGAGGGATTGATATGAACCCAAGAAAGGCAAAAGCCTCCGTGACATACAACGGAGCAAATATCGATACAAAACTCGCAGAGTACCTCCAGTCATTCAGTTACACAGACGTTGCATCGGGGGAGAGCGACAGCCTCTCCCTTGTTGTCAACGACAGGGATAGAAAATGGATAAAAGCATGGTTTCCAAGCAAAGGCGACACGATGTCAGCAAATATCGTGATGAGCAACTGGAACGCAGAGGGAGATACGCAGAAAATAGCCTGCGGATCATTCGTCATTGATGATTTCAGTTTTTCGGGAACACCGATAAAGCTGAAACTGGAAGCAATCGCTATCCCCGCAACCTCCAGTTTCAAGGAAACCCAGAGAACAAAAACATACGAAAACACCACTCTGGAGAACATCGGAAAAGAGGTAGCAGGCAGAGCAGGAATAAAACTCTACTACGAAGCACCAGAGGTAGCGATAGAAAAGGTGGAGCAGAGCGAAAAGGACGACTGCTCATTCTACAATGAACTGGTCAAGCATTACGGATTCGTGATGAAGATATACCGTAACAAGATAGTCGTGCTGCAGGAAGTGACCTACGAAAAAAGGAAGGCAGTGGCAACACTGACAGAAGCCAACATCGAACCAAACTGGTCATGGAACACAACACTGGCAAAGACATACACCGGGGCAAGGTACGAATACACCAACAACGACAAAAACAAGACATTCGTGGTCGAAGTCGGTGGAGGCAACCGAATACTGAAGGTATCGGATGCAGCGAGCACACTGGCAGAAGCAGAGCGAATCACACTGGCAAAGTTAAACGATGCCAATAAGAGCGACACCACAATGTCCGTAACCCTCACACTCGCCAACAGGAAAATCATATCCACCTCCTGCGTAAACATCAAAGGACTTGGCAAACTGGATGGCAAATATTACGTGGAAAAAGTCACATGGACCCTTGGGGGCGACAGTCTGAAACAGAAACTGGAACTTCGGAGGGTAATGGAGAGGTTCACGGTAGCAAAGAAACTGGCGAACGATGTAGCAAAGGAATCCACCACAGAAACAGCGACATCTACATCCACGCAGCCAGTGGCACTCACAGCAGATGGTGCACAGGAAACAAAACAGACACCAGTCAAAGGTGGAAAGTGGACACTGACCACTACCAAAAAAGGCTACTACACAGCAGCCGAAGCACTGGCAGGAAAAGCCACAGCCGGACACCCGACAGGAACAAGGCGACCGGGTACATATACGATATTCAACATATCGCAGGGTATGCTGAACCTTACCACAAAACCGGGAGTGCCAGGCTCGTGGATTAACCCGAACTAGGAGGTGGATAAATGTCAGCAGCAACAATCAGACTGGGGAAAATCTCGTCCATAAACTATTCAGCAGGAAAAGCAAGGGTAGTCTATGAGGACAGGGACCAGTCAGTAACAAGCGAACTCCCATTCCTAGCATGGCAGTATCATATGCCAAAGGTAAACGACCTCGTAGTGGTGGCTTGCTTTTCAAACGGAACGGTAGCAGGAGTAATCCTCGGACCAGTCTACGGAGCAGCCAACACACCACACGGTGGGGCAAATGGCATCTTCCGGCAGGAGATGAGCAACACCAAGAACGAAGCAGTGATATCGTATTCGGAAAAGACCGGGAAACTCATACTGAGAGCACCGTTCATCGAATTCGAAGGGTATAAATACGATGACAAGCCATACGTCACACTGGAACAAATCAATGATGCATTTTCAGACATTGAGCAGAACGCAGGCAAAATCGTGGAACTGGTCGCAGCAACAGCAAGGACCGAGGGAAAAGACAGCCTGCAGAAACAGATAGACGACTTGGAAAAGAGAGTCAAGGCATTAGGAGGATAAAGAAATGGCACAGATAGGAAACTTCGGGAAGTTGATAGTTTTTGAAACGAGCGATTCCAAAGTGCTGAATTTCAACAACTTCCAAAAGACGGTGTCTGCAAACTGGGGAAAGCACGAACGAATCGGAAAGAAACCCCGTTCGGAATTCTTAAACCCGGAACTGCAGAGCATCACATTCACAATCGTGCTGAACGCACAGCACGGAGTAAGACCAAGGAAAACACTGGAAAGCATCGAGCGAGCCATCGAAAGCGGCCGAGTGGAATCACTGGTCATCGGAGCAGCAAAGGTAGGCAAGAACAAGTGGAAGATAACGCAGATGAGCGAAACATGGGATACCATACTAAGCCACGGAGAACTCATGAAAGCCTCCCTCAATTTAACACTGGAAGAATATCTGTAGGAGGTGCGGATCATGACAATAGACCTAAACAACATCACCGTCACATTTGACTACGCAGACGGAGAAGTCGCAGATATTAAAAGGTGCTTGGAAACACTGTACCAGACAGCAGAGGGAACGTGCCCGCTTGACAGGGAGTTCGGTCTAAACACCGACTTCGTGGGAATGCCAATCGATGTGGCAAAGAACCTGTTCGCAGTGGAAATCACGGACAAAACGGACAGATACGAACCAAGAGCAACAATCAAGTCCATAGACTTCACAGCAGGAAGTGATGGGCAATTGAAAGCAGAGGTGGTAATAACACATGGCTGATACAATACAGAGCGTAAAAGACCTGCCGGAAGTGTCCTTCATTGACAATGACACACTGGATGAAATGAGAACACGAATGGTGGCAAACTTTGAATCGGAATACGAACGCATCACAGGAAAAAAGATAACCCTCTCGCCATCGGACCCGAACCGAATCACCCTCTACGCACACGCACTGGAATTATACCAGGTGGCACAGTACGTGGACAGAGCAGGCAAGCAGGATTTAATCAAATATTCCTATGGGGAATTTTTGGATAACCTTGGAGCAGGCAGAGGGGTAACGAGAAAACAGGCGGCACCTGCCGAAACAATCCTGCGTTTCACATTATCAGAAGCAAGACCGAACGCAATCGGCATACCAGAGGGAACAAAAGCCACCAACGGTGGACTTTTATACTTCGCCACCGAAGGATACGATGAGATACCTGCAGGAGAGATGCACGTGGACATCAGAGCCGTATGCACCGAGAACGGAGTGGCAGGCAACGAGATACTGGCGGGGCAGATTAACACACTGGTGGATTTGATTCCATACGTGGCAAAGGTGGAAAACCTCACGGAAACCATAGAGGGAGCAGACCTCGAATCGGACGACAGCATGGCAGAGAGAATCTTCCTTGCACCAAGTGGCTACAGTGTAGCCGGTCCCGATGATGCCTACGTCTACTGGGCAAAAACCTACAGCCAGACAATAGGCGATGTCAAGGTAACCAGTCCGAACCCGGTAGAAGTCGAAATCCGTTTCTTAATGACGGACGGAGCACTTCCAAATCAGACTACCATCGAGGGATTACAGGAGTTCCTGCAGGATGAAAACATCCGACCACTTACCGATAAGGTAACCGTCCTCGCACCAGAGGAGGTAGGATTTGACATCAACCTCACGTATTACATCAACAAGAGCGACCAGTCAAAGGCAGGCACAATCCAAGGACTGGTAGCACAGGCAATCGCAGAATACATCCAGTGGCAGACATACACCATCGGAAAAGACATCAACCCATCAGAACTCATCAAGCGGATCGTGGCGGCAGGAGCAAAGAGGGTAGACGTAGTCTCCCCGGTATTCACAGCCACACCAGACACCAGTGTCGCAAGGGTCGGCAAGCAGACCATAAGCTACGGAGGTATCGAAAATGATTAAACTCTATGACGGACAAATCACAGACCTCCTGCCGGAGAAGATAGCCAAGGACGTGGAAACACGATGCCTAAGCTACGCAATACAGCAGGAGCACCAAAGACTTCTGCGACTGGCAGACAGGACAAGGACACTGGCTGTCATAGACGAACTCCCAGAGAAGATACTGGACGTACTGGCAGTGGAACTTCGGACTCCGTACTACCAGGAGGACATGGATGTAGAAACAAAGCGAAACATCATCAAAAGAACCCTGCTATGGCATACCAAGGCAGGAACACCGAGTGCGGTCGCAGAACTGATAGAGATTGTATTCGGAGAGGGCGATGTGGTGGAATGGTTCAACTTTGACGAACCTCCGTACACACCCGGAACATTTGACATCATAACCAATGCCCGAATGACAGAGGAAATCGCCACATACTTCCTCTCCATCATTCAGAGGGTAAAAAATACGAGGTCGCACATCAGAAGAATTCTGATAGAGCGTGGAATCGAGATGGATGAGAGAGTGGCAGTCGGGGCATTTACGCACCCAGAGGACACCATCCTAAATCACCACAATATGAAATCGGAAATCACCCACCCAGAGAGCGTGGGTGTGGCGATTGTAGCCACTTCGGAACGATATGCGACAAATTCCCCACAAGGAAGAATAGAGAGCCTAAATGGGGAAAGCAGGGCGGCTGTCGGGGCATTCAGCAACCCGGAAGAAACCATAGGGAATAGTGCAGACCCGGTAACGACACAGGCGGGGCAGAAGGTATACGCAGCAGTGAAAGCACACGCAGATACCGAAACGACCATCTACAACGGAGCATACACCTCCACCGTGGATATTAAGACCGAGCCGACAGTCGCAGTCGGGGTTGCAACCAATTCTACAATAACAATCTAAGAAGGAGGAACTGAACAATGGCAGGAATATTCAAAGAAGCCGTGCTGACGACCAAAGGTATCGCACTTCTCGCCAAAGCACAGGCAGGACAGTGCAAAATCAACCTTACAAAGGCCGCAGCAGGTAACGGTTCGTATTCGGACGGAGAAGCACTGACCAACAGGACTGCACTGAAAGCAAAGAAGCAGGAATTCAAGCTGACAACCGTAACCAGACAGAATAATACGAACGTCTATGTGAAGATTGTCATGTCAAACAAGCAGGACACAGGAAACCTGCAGAACGGTTACTACGTGAAAGAGGTCGGCATTTTTGCAAACGACCCGGATGAGGGAGAAATCCTCTACGCAATCGCAGTGGCAGTGACAGACCAGTGGGATTATATGCCCGCTTACAACGACCTGCTCCCATCCACTATCACAGTTAACTTCTTGACTGAGGTAGCCAACGCAGACACCGTAACCATTGAAGCACCAAATCAGTATTACTTGTACGACCAGGCAACAGGCGACAAGTACACCATGGGAGTGGAAAACGGATTATTATACTTTGAGGAGGTAGAAGGATAATGGGAAACAGAACCTATATCGCAGACAAAGAAACACTGGACAAGGTGTATAACATCTTAGCAGCAGACGAAGTATACGGTTTCATTGAGCACATGAACGTACTCAGTCCGACAGAGAGAATCGAATACATCGGAGCAAACGCAGGATACACACCGCTTACAGTAAACAAGACCACAGGAGAAGCCAACTACGGTTCATGGGCAAACTTCCCGGTACTCGTAGGCAACAAGCCTTGGATGGTACGTTCAGACGGTACACCAGACTACAGACTGGATGAAACCGACTACACCAAGAAAGAGGACGGAACAGCCTCCGATGTAGCCAACACAGCATACGATGGTGGTGCATTCGCTTGGATTCCGAAGATTTACAAGCAGGAATATATGCTCGGCAATGACCGTGTGGTTAAATTCTCCATGAGCAAGAGAGATGGCTTTGAAGCAGTCGGCTTCATTGACCCAGACAACAAGGAACTGGAAGGTGTATGGATTCCAATGTTCTACGGTTCGATTGTGGAAGAAAAGATGAAATCCATCTCCGGGGTGCAGCCTTGCTACAACAACGCAACAGCAGCAGAGAAAACAGCCATCGATGCATTCGGAGAAAGAGCCAAATTCTTCGGTGGACCAATCGTCCAGACACTTACTGACCTTTTAATCATGTTCGGAAAGAGCACGAACTCACAGGCAGTATACGGAAACGGAAACATGAATGGCTACGACACAAGCCTTGCACCGACAAACGGAGTAAAGCAGAATGCAGTAGTCGGAGGCGGCCAGTTCTATGGCACAAGCGATGGCAAGTCCCTCAACAAGATTTTGCATTCCATCGTACTGGGAACATGGCAGCAGTGGATGCGTGACCCTTACACACTGCTCGTAAATGGCAGATACAAGGTAAGCAAGAACTACGCATACGACATCACAGGAGCAACCTACCACGACACAGGCATCAGCCTGCCAAAGGTACTGAAGGAAGATGGTTCACAGAACACAGGTATCTTCTACCCTCACAAATACCAGACAGTACCAGGATTCGGAGCAGTGCCAGTGCATCCATGCAAGGGCAGCACATCCACTGGTGGTTGCGATGGCTTATGGCAGAACGTAGAGATAACGGCTGTCGCCCTTCGTTTCGGTAATTGCAACTCTGGCACGTCTGACGGTTTGCGTTATTTGCATGTGCACGGCACTGCTACGGATGCCACCTGGTACGTCGGGGCCGCCATCCTTCTTTTACCACCTGTTGGGGTCGCAGCGTAAGCAAGACCCACTAGGGGGTCTGGGGGTTGCGAGGTAACGAGCAAATTCCCCCAGTAAGGACTTTCGGAATTATGAACATTTAAATATTAGGGGAGCGGGTCAGCGTCACCTCGGGGCTGTCGCCCTTCGTTTCGGTAATTGCAACAATGGCACGAATGACGGTTTGCGTTATTTGAATGTGAACAACACTGCTACGAATGCCAACTGGAACATCGGGGCCGCCTTATTCTATCTAACATGGAATATAAACCTAAAGCTGACCCACTTCCTACACCGCTGACGGTTGAAACACCGTTCATCCGCCATTATTGGTTAGGGGAGTGGAAATAAATCCGATACAGGGCAGGCGATAAAGCGGTCGCACCTATCGACCTGCAGGAGATAGAAGAAAAATATCCCATAGGAGTACAAGGAAATGAAAGAGTACAAGTATCTGTATCAAAAGATGCTAGACGAACAGGTCATTCGTAAAGCATATAAGAAGCTGAGAAAAGGCAAGACCAAAAGACAGGAAATCATCTACATCGATGCACACTTGGACGATGAAGTCAGAAAGATGCGGCAGATGATAGAGAATACCAAGCCACCGGGAGTGGAAGTACCACACCCGGAACTGGCATACAAACCACGGAAAAGGACTCCGAAAATCATATTCGAGCATGGTAAACAACGCAAGATTTATATGCCCGAAATCCACGAGCAGTGGCTACACCACATCATCGTGCTCGTATTAGAGCCAATCATCATGGCAACAGCATACCCATATTCCTGCGGATCGTTTCCCGGACGTGGAGCACACTACGGAAAGAAGCAGATAAGACGGTGGCTCAAAGACACCAAGGGTACAAGGTGCTTCGCCAAGATAGACATCCGGCACTTTTATGACAACATCAGAATTGATGTGCTCATGAAGGAACTGGCAATCAGAATCAAGGATGACTGGTTTTTATACATCATCCAGTTATGCCTAAAGGGATTCAAGAAAGGCATTCCCCTTGGGTTTTACATATCGCAGTGGCTCGCAAATTATATCCTCGAACCACTGGACAAGATGGTAACAGAGAAACTCGGCATAAAGAAATTCATGCGATATATGGACGATATGCCACTCTTCGCCAGTAACAAGAAAACACTCCACAAAGCCATAGTCGCCATAATGCAAATGCTAGGTCAAAGGTTCAGATTAAAACTGAAACGCACATACCAGGTGTGCAAATTCTACTACCAGAAGGGCAAGCGGATCATAGGCAGACCATTGGACTTTATGGGGTTTTTATTTTACCGGGAAAAGACCATCATCCGAAAAAGCATCATGCTATCAGCCACCAGACTGGCAGCCAAGATGAACCGGGCAAAGGAAGAAAACCGTGGATATTTTCAAAAGCACATTGAAGCCATGCTGAGTTACATGGGATGGTTTACCTGCACGGACACCTATGAGTGCTACGAGCAGAGGATAAAACCATACGTGAACATCGGAAGGCTCAAGAAAATAATTTCAAAGCTGAAAAGGAGGCAGAACCATGAAACAGTGGACACAGGAACGATGTTCGGAGCAGCCACAGGAGTTGCAGCTTATTAGCAACGACACCTATATGCAGCGAAGAAACATCAAAGAGGTAACACACAAAGCAGATGAGGTGGCAGGAACAGATGCCTACACAGAGTGGGTATGCGAGAGCAGGGAAATCACAGTCAGTGAATACGAAATGCTCAAATCCATCGAGGAAATCGACACCACAGAAGCAATCGATGCGTACACGTTAGCACTTATCGAGGAGGGATTGTTGTAATGAGAGCGTTGGTAAACAGTTTAAAAAGACTCTACGAAGCAGGGAAACTGACTAAAGAGCAGTTGAAGGCAAGAGTAGAAAAGGGAACAATCGATGAATCGGAATACGAGGAAATCACAGGCGAAACCTACGAAGCAGAATAGGTTTCAATGCAGTCACTCGCACGGTGGCAGGTACTGCCATAAGTACATGAAGGTCTGCGACCAGAAGTGCAAGGAAAGCGGCACCTGCTACCATTGCATAAATAATCACATTCCGATGTCCCAGTATCCCTGCCATGGGTGCGTTGGATTAGAAAGGAACAAGGACCAATGGGCGAATTCTTAATGCAGACATACATGGTGGCACTTCCAATCGTGCTGACCTCCCTCATGGGATACATTGTATGGCTACTGCAAAGACAGAAAAAAGACCGAGATGCCAACAGCAAGGGCACAATGCTCCTGCTTAGAGTGCAACTCATCGAGTATCACGACAAATACACTGCCCAGGGCGAAATACCATCATACGCATACCAGAACTTCTGCGAAATGTATGAAGCGTATCACGCACTCGGGGGTAATGGCATGATTACGAAGATGCATGAAGAAATCGAAGAACTGCATCTGAAAAGAAAGGAGAGTCATCATGGCGAACATTAACTGGAAGGTAAGAATCAAAAACAAGGCATTCTGGGTAGCAATCATTCCGGCAGTCCTCCTGCTTGTGCAGGTAGTGGCGGCAGTATTCGGAATCACAATCGACCTCGGAGAAATGGGCAACAAACTGCTTGACGTAGTCAATGCAGCATTCGGTGTCCTCGCAATCCTCGGCATTGTGACGGACCCTACTACAAAGGGAATCTCCGACAGCCAGAGAGCACTCACATACACAGAACCTAAATAAGAACCACAACGCAGGGCGGCCATAAGGTCGCCCTGCGTTGTTTTAGGAGGTGGACACAATGAACGAAAAGACCATCTGGGAATACCTCATGGAATTAATCGGCAATCCATACGGAGTGGCAGGACTTATGGGCAACCTTTTCGCAGAAAGCGGACTGGACCCACAGAACCTGCAGAACTCTTACGAAAAGAAACTGGGGCACACGAACGCATCGTACACGCAGGCAGTCGATGACGGAACGTACACGAACTTCGTAAACGACAAAGCCGGATACGGTCTCGCTCAGTGGACGTACTGGAGCAGAAAACAGAACCTGCATAATTTCGCCAAAGATGCAGGTAAGGGCATAGGCGACCTTCAGATGCAGTTGGACTTCTTAAAGAAAGAACTGACAGAAGGATACAAAGGAGTACTGGCAACCTTAAAGGCAGCCACATCAGTCAGAGAAGCATCAGACTGCGTACTCACAAAATTCGAGCGACCTGCGGATCAGAGCGAAAAGGTGCAGGTTAAGAGAGCAAACTACGGACAGACATACTTCGGAAAGTATGCTACCAAAGGAACGGAGGGCAATGATATGGGATACACAAACAGTGCATTAGTGGACTGCAAGGTAATAAGTCCAAACCACAGTGGAACAAGAACACACAGAATCGACAGAATCACACCACACTGCGTAGTGGGGCAGCTTAAAGCAGCAAACATCGGTGGATGCTTTGACGAAGCGAGCAGAAAAGCCTCCTGCAATTATGGTATCGGTTCAGATGGCAAGGTATGCCTTGTCGTAGATGAAGCAAACAGAAGTTGGTGCTCCTCATCCAGTGCAAACGACCAGAGAGCAATCACAATCGAATGTGCAAGCGACAAGACAGCACCATACGCAATGACAGACACTGTCTACAACAAACTGGTAGAGTTATGCGTGGACATCTGCAGGAGAAACGGAAAAGACACCCTCCTCTGGTTTGCCAATAAGGACAAGAGCCTAAACTACGAGCCAAAGGACAATGAGATGGTAATCACCGTGCACCGTTGGTTCGCAAACAAAAGCTGTCCGGGCGACTGGTTATACAACAGACTGGGCGACTTGGCAGCAAGGGTAACAGGCAAACTCAAAGGCAACGATGCCAAAGAGGAAGAACCTGCAGAAGTTAAAGTAGAGGACTTATTCGGTACACTGGAAGTAATCTACACAGGAGCAGACGGAATCGAGGTGCATAACACACCAGACTTCAATGCCTCCAGTTGCAACAAGACCCACGGACCAGTCGGACCGGCTACGAAGAAGGGAACGAAGTTCACGGTAGTAGCACTGGTTACCCTCGCAGGTGGCGGCAAGATGTACAAGCTGAAAAGCGGCCTTTATATCACAGCCAGTGAGAAGTATGTGAAATTCACAAAGACAGAAACGAAGCCACAGAGCAACGTACCATTCAAAGTCAGAGTGGAAATCACTGACCTCAACATCAGAACAGGAGCAGGCACAAACTATGCCAAGACCGGGGAAAAGACTGGTATCGGCACATTCACAATCGTGGAAGTAAAAGCGGGCAAAGGTTCGGATGCCGGATGGGGCAGACTTAAGAGTGGAGCAGGGTGGATATCCCTCGACTACGCTACCAGAATTTAATCGGAATATTCCCGATTGACTGATTCCGGATTCGGAGGTATGATGTGCCCCAGAGGGGGTTCTAAAGGGGGTAAGCACTTCGCAGATACTCCGCAGAACTTCGCAGAATGTGACCGACATAAATGTCGGGAACAAAACAACGCAGAAATACCGAACGTGGCACACCGTGTGCCCCAGATTTAGACGAAAAGCAACCCAGTGGAAGAAATACCCACTGGGTCTTTTTTATTGCCAAAATGGGGCGAATCTGAAAGCCACAGGAGAAAAAGAAAAGAGGATAGCCATGCTACCCTCTAGGGAAGATAAAGATATCATAGATTTGTTGAGCAGACAGGGAATATCGGGTAGCAATCATTCGGATATACTTCAACCCGAACTCGCCCCTGCCATTCCAGATGGTGGAGAAGTTAGGAACGGACATACCAATGGCCGCAGCCAAATCCTTGCACTTGTCGCCATGAGCACGCATAATCTCATCCAAAGCGTCTCTATTCATCAAACACACCTCCTCGAAGAAAACTCGCTGACATTGTCGGAGCAGGAATCGGAAACCACGAAACGAAGTAACACGTCCCCGAACCTGTCGGTCAGTTCAATCACACGAGTGCCAGTGGACGGACCCACGACACCAGTATCAGAAAATCTGCAATAATCATCAACTGCCCACTCACCAACGGAAAGACCGAGGTCAGTGCGGCACTTATCAATATAAATCATTTTACATATCCTTTCAGATTTATCGCCGGGAATTTATCGCCGGGAATTTATTCGCCGTTTTTTGAAAAGACGAAAAGCCATGTCGCCCATCGGTCACGTCCGAGGGAGAGAACGGTCAGTGATACTGCTCACTGGCAAAACATCGTGCTTGGCTACACACCACCTAAATCCTTTCTCTGCAAAAGCAGGAAACAAAATCAACGAGTTGCACCGGGCAATCGGCAGAGCCAATAACTCCTCCACGGTTTTAAGGCTTTCACATTAAAAACCAGTCAAACTTGTCAGACATCACTCAGACATGGCATCGTCCTTGCTCCCCTCACACTTCTACCTGCGGACTTGGGACCGCCAACGGTGGGTTAGAGCAGGCAAGGACACGAATGTCCTCGCCAACCCCGGACTGGCTATCTGGACACCAGAAGCAGCAGACCGAACACAACGATGAGCAACTCTGCTACTCTGAAAGCCAATTCCGAAAGCGAAACACATAATCGTTTCATTGACAAAACCTCCTATCGTGTGGTAATATGGGTCACACCAAGAGGGGGCGAACCCCTCAAGGTGCTAGAACTTAGAAAATGATGAAGCGGATCACTGCAATCAACGTTCCAAGTTCCAATGCAAGCTGGGTAAGTGCTCGAACCACTTTACTCAGCTTTTCAATTTTTCTGACCCAAGAATCTAGCCTGTCCAATGGACTGTACCTCCTTTCCTTTAGGTTGTTGGTATATTACCTTGGAATCCCCTACTATTCAAGTAAAATATAACCCGTAAATTCAACAAAAATATAACCTAGTAGAGAGCCTTTGTTTGTTGGTATCTTATAGTTTTTCATAACAAAAAGTTATTGATATTTATAAGTAATTCGACAATAATAGTAGGTACACAGAACAAACAAAGGAGGACACGGAGTATGGCTAGAAGATTTAAACAGCTAACCAAGGCAGACAGACTAAAGATAGAAGCACTGGTCAAAGCAGGACACGGTAAAGAAGAAATAGCGGATCAGATAGGAGTACACATCAGCACTATCTACCGGGAACTGAAACGTGGCAGATACATCCACACCAATTCCGACCTCACAGAGGAAGAAAGATACTCCCCAGACATCGCACACGAAAAGTACCAAGAAAACCTGCGAGCAAAAGGACCAGACCTCAAAATAGGAAACGACCAGGCACTGGCAGACTTTATCGAGGACAAAATGGTAAACGAGGACTTCTCGGTCGGAGCAGTGCTCGGATACATAGAACAGCAGGGGTTGGAGTTTTCAGTGACGATAACCAGACAGACCTTATACAGATACATCGACATCGGACTCTTCCTCAACCTCACAAACAAAGACCTGCCAATCAAGGGCAACCGAAAGAAGAAAAAGAAGGCAGTGAGAAAAACGCAGGCAAGGGCAGCAGCAGGCGACAGCATCGAGAAGCGGCCAGACGACATCGACACCCGAGAAGAATTCGGACACTGGGAGATGGACACCGTAATCGGAAAGAGGGGAGAATCAAAACACAGCCTCCTTGTGCTTACCGAAAGAAAGACCAGAGAAGAATTGATGTTCCTCCTCATGGAACACACCACAGAACAGGTGGTATCCTGCATCAACAGACTGGAAGAACAGTGGGGCGACAGGTTCAGCCGGATATTTAAGACCATCACCGTGGACAACGGAACGGAGTTTAGCGACTGCGAGGGATTAGAAAAGAGCATCCTGCAGGATGGAGAAAGCAGAACCAAGATATACTACTGCCACCCATACTCAAGCTACGAGAGAGGGAGTAACGAGAACCAAAACAAACTGGTACGAAGAAAAGTACCGAAGGGAACAAACTTCGATGACCGAACTGAGGACGACATCAAAGAGGTGGAAAACTGGATAAACAACTACCCGAGATTACTATTCGGATGGGAAACAGCACAGATGCAATTTGACAAAGAACTGGCACTGATAGCATAATAAAAAAAGACCAGAGAGCAGAAATAGGGGGCACTATGCACGAAATTAGTAAAAATCCACAAAAACAAATAGAGAGTATTGTGCAAAGTGATGAAATGATGTTTTGCAATAAAAGTTTTGCATTTATTGCTTGACATTTCAAAATGGTAAAATAATTAATTTTGTGTTGACAAAGAGAATGCGTTGTGGTAGTATATTTCTTGCGTTAAATGAATATGCGCCTTTAGCTCAGTTGGTAGAGCAGGTGACTCTTAATCACAAGGTCCAGGGTTCGAGTCCCTGAAGGCGCATTTTACGGAAGCGGCGTT